GTAAAAGCGCATATGGTTTTTTATGGAAGTATAAAGAGGACGAGTAATGGTCCTCTTTTTTGAATGGGAGGTGATTTATCCTCATGAGTTCCGAAAAATTATTATTGTCAGATAAATATAAAGCTTTCTTGAAGTGCGATGCACCTGTTGAATTTCTTGAGGGAACTTAACAACAGCGGCCGGAAAAACCACAGTAGGGCTGTTTAAGTTCATGCTGAAAGTGGCAGAGTCTTCCAAGAAGCTGCACATCATAGCAGCCAAGGATACCGGTACTGCTGAGAAGAACATCATCAACAAAGATCTTGGCATCATGGATGATTTTGGTGTCCTCGTTGAGTACAACGGCAACGGGACTAAGGACGATAAGATCCCCCATATCCTGTTCCATACTTCCGGTGGTGATAAAGTCATATACGTGATGGGCTACGGTGACAAGAAGAAATGGCAGAAGGCTCTGGGTGGTCAGTATGGCTGCCTGTATATTGATGAGATCAACACAGCTGATATAGACTTTGTACGAGAGGCGGCTATGCGTTGTGATTATCTCATGGCTACGCTTAATCCGGATGATCCGTCATTACCGGTGTATAAAGAGTACATCAACTGCTCCCGGCCTCTGCCAGAGTGGGAAGAAGAAACACCACAGGAAATCAAAGATGAATTGAAAGAAGAGCCAAAGCACGGCTGGGTGCATTGGTTCTTTTCTTTTGTCCATAATTTGGGTTTGCCGAAAGAGAAGCTGGACAAGATCCTGGCCAACACACCGAAAGGCACGAAAATCTGGAAGAATAAAATTCTGGGGCTTCGCGGTAAAGCTACCGGATTGGTATTCCCTAATTTTGACCGGAAAAAGCACGTTGTTACTGCTGCCTGGGTAAAGGCGGAAGTGAAGGCGGGCCGGATCAAATGGAAAAAGTTCTCTTGTGGCCTTGATACGGCGTATTCCAGCAAATCCCCTGATACCATTGCTATGATCTTCCAGGGAATCACAGAAGACCGCAGACTGATCACACTGGCAGAAAAAAACTATAACAATGCGGATCTGGATACGCCAATTGCTCCCAGCGATACAGCTGTGAAACTGGTGAACTTCCTGGAACATTGCCGCAGTGAATGGGGCTTTGCGAAGGATGTTTATGTAGACAATGCAGACCAGGCAACGATCACAGAGCTGCGTAAGTACAAGCGGCTGCATGGGTGCCTGTACAATTTTTGGGATGCCTATAAGAAACTGAGCATCCTGGACCGAATTAAGCTGCAGCTTGGCTGGATCCAGCAGGGATGCTATCTGGTAGTGGATGAGTGCACAGAACATTTGTCAGAATTGGACAAGTACAGCTGGAAAGAAGACAAGGACGAACCAGAAGATAAAAATGATCATACGATCAACGCGGGACAGTATTCATGGATCCCATACCGCTCCATGATAGGGTTTGAGGAGGACAATGAGAAATGAGGTGGCTAAACAAAATGAGTGACAACATTCGGCGTGGGGTGAAGAGCTGGCTGCAGATCGACTCTGCCAGCCCATATAATATACAGATCAGAGCAACGCTGGACTTTGAAACAAATGCCATCCGAAACCGGATCTGGTACCGGGGTGACAGTAACGAGCTGGAACAGCTGTATGGAGATCTGACGGAATATGCAGACAAATACAAGTTCTGGAGCAGTAAATGCAGTCCTGGAATGGAGATGAGAAAGATCCATACAGGCCTCCCCTCTCTGATCGTTAAGATCCTGGCATCCATTACCCTGGTCGATATGAATGACTTTATATTTGACCGTGCTTCTCAGGAACAGATATGGAAGGAAATAGAGAAGCAGAACCGCTTCCGTAAGAAGATTGAAAAAGCATTGAAAGAAGTCCTGTACATTGGTGATGGTGCCTTTAAGGTCACCATAGACACGGCAGTAAGCGAATATCCGATATTGGAGTGGTATCCGGGTGAGCGGATCGAGATTATCCGGCTGCGCGATAGAATAAACGAAGTGATCTTCAAGACGCCTTTTGAAACTAAAGGAAAAAAGTATGTGTTGAACGAGCGTTATGGTTATGGCTACATTGTCAATGAGCTTTACCTGGATGACAAGCTGGTAGATCTGAAAGTACTGGAACAGACCAAAAACCTTCAGGATTATACATTTGATGCCAGCATAATCCTGGCTGTGCCACTGCATGTATATGAATCAGCAAAGTACGAAGGAAGAGGCGGATCTATCTTTGATGGAAAACTGGACAGCTTTGACGCATTTGACGAGGTTTGGAGCCAGTGGATGGATGCGCTCCGTGCAGGAAGGGCCAAGAGCTATATTCCCCTGGATTTAGTGCCAAAAGATCCAGAGACAGGAATGACCATACGGCCTAATTCTTTTGACTGTCGGTATTTTGCTGCAGATAACAACATGGCTGAGGATGGCGTAAATAAGATCCAGACAGACCAGCCAGCAATCCCCCATGACAGTTATCTGGCGTCTTATGTGACGGCGTTAGATCTTTGTCTGCAGGGACTGATCAGTCCGTCAACGCTGGGTATTGACACCAAGAAACTGGATAATGCAGAAGCCCAGAGAGAAAAAGAAAAGACCACACTTTATACCCGGAACGCTATTGTGGAAGCGTTGCAGGAAACCCTCCCGGAAGTTGTGAGTGCTGCTATTAATGCATACAACATCCTGACGAAAAAATCTGTAGAAGATGTTAAGGTGGATATCCCCTTTGGTGAGTACGCGAATCCTTCTTTTGAAAGTCAGGTTGAGACAATGGCAAAAGCGCGGCCTGGTGTCGCACTGATGAGCATAGAAGCCCAGGTGGAAGAACTGTATGGAGATTCCAGGGATGATCAGTGGAAACAGGAAGAAATAGCACGTCTGAAAGCAGAACAGGGTATTACAGAGGTAGAAGAACCGGGAGTCAATATGGCTGCCGGGCTTTTTAATGCCAATCTTGTGGGTGAAGGCAATGCAGGTGAAGGTAATGAACCGGGTTTACCGAATGAGCCAGAAGGAGTATCAGGGACTGCTGGAAATAGCCAGTGAGCAGGTACCTTTTGGAATATATGCGATTGAGAAAAAAGGTTATACAGAATTAAGGGTGGACCGTTGTAACAGCATGACTCAGCTTAAAAATCTTACCCGTAACTTTAAGGCTCAAGGTTATAAGGTATATGCGAACAGGAGATAACAGTATGGATATTCCAGGATTTACCTTACTATTGCAGGACTTTTGCGCATACTGTCCAGATTTTGAACCGGAAATAGAGAAGATTGAGTATAGCTGCGTTATGAGAGCACCCAACTGCCAGAATAATATCCGTTGCATAAACAGAAAGCGCTGTGCAAGGATTGCAGCTAATATTCAGAAACGGGTGAATACTGATGCCAAGGAAGAATGAATATGATCTTGCTGCAGCTTTCCAAAAGATAGAGGATGAGCTGATAGCTTCTATGATCCGGAATATGGACCAGCATCGGGCAGAGGAAACCAAAGAAGGTTATAACTGGTCCATGTGGCAGACAGAGCAGCTGAAAGCTCTGGAAAAGTACAAAGTCCGTAACCAGAAGAAATACAGCAAGCAGTTTAAAAGTATTAATGACCAGATTGACAGTCTGATCCGGATGTCACGGTCAAAAGGCGGTATGCAGCAGGAAAGGCGTATACTTCAGGCGATTAAGAAAGGCTTTAAGGGGGCTAAGAAAACTGGCTCGGGAGCTACGGCAGAGTTTTTTAAGCTGAATGACCGTAAACTGGAAGCGCTGATCAAAGCCACCAGAGATGATATGAAGAAAGCGGAAACAGCGGTGCTTCGTAAGGCTAACGATGATTACCGAAAAGCGATCTTCAATGCCCAGGTATATGCTAATACAGGTGCTGGAACCTATGAAAAGGCTGTGGACATGGCTACAAAAGATATGCTGTCCCGTGGCCTTAACTGCGTAGAGTATGCCAATGGTGCAAGACATACGCTTTCAGATTATGCGGACATGGCGATCAGAACAGCTAGTAAAAGGGCTTATCTGCAAGGTGAAGGAGAAAAGCGGAAGGAATGGGGCATTGCTACAGTCATTATGGCAAAGCGTGGTAATCCGTGTCCTAAGTGCCTTCCTTTTGTTGGTAAGGTCCTGATCGATGATGTATGGAGCGGTGGCAGCAAGGACGGCGTGGACCCGGAGACTGGCAAGAAGTATCCTCTTATGAGCTACGCAATCAGCAAAGGGCTTTATCATCCAAGGTGTAAAGACAGTCATACTACATATTTCCCTGGTATCTCTACAGCGGATGATACCTGGACTAAAGAAGAGCTGGAAGCAGTTGGGCTTCAAAACCAGCAGGAGGCCAGACAGCAGTATGCACAGCGCCAGGAAGAGAAATATAAGCGCTTGGCTGAGTATTCGTTGGATGAAGAAAATCAAAAAGAATACCAGATAAAAGCGGAAGAGTGGAAAGACCAGGCGTACAGACCAGTTACCAGAGGTGAAGCATCAACAATATTTATTAAACAGCAGCAGAAAATAAACATTAAGCGAGTTGAAAGCTATTCAGAGATTTACATTTCCAATCAGACGAATATAAAACCTCGTGCGTTGCATACATTGAATCAGAGAACGGAGCAGGCTTTAAAAGAGTGGGAAGTTTCGCTGGAGAGAAGGCCTAAAATTATTATAGTTTCGCCAGATGAAATGCCTACAGCGTATGGGAAGTATGACGCCATACAAAATGTAGTTTTCTATATCCCTCAGATTGCAGACAGTAAAGTGATTAAAGATCAAGGAAATGTTGAATTTCATGAGATGTGGCATATGAAGCAGGCTGAAAATTTTAGAAAACGATACGGTGAAATTACAAGAGAAAACTATGGTAAGTATATAGAGAATGCTTGTAAAGAAGCAAAGAAGACAATTGACAGAGCAGGTATCACGGAGTACAATGTAAGCGACATAAGTAGTTACGCAGATCAAATGTTCTGGATTGATAGGTATGATGAAGTTGAAGCTGAATATATGGTAAAACATCGAAGAGGGAAGAAACATGGTAATTCGCAAGTATCCGGAGGAGATTCAAAAGGCGATGGAAACTTATAAGCCGTATGCAAAATGTATTCATGATGGCGAGCTTGAAGGTGTTCCACAGGAAGCTGTAGAAGCGTTTAAAAAAGTGAAGAATTGGGCTTGGGAACAAGGTCAGTAAATACCACCAGTCAGTAGGCCGGTGGTATTTTTGTACCCATTTTTAGGAAAGAGAGGATAAGAAGATGAAAAAGAAGATTTTAGCATTTGGAGTGGCGTTATCTGTGATGCTTGGAATGGCGGGGTGCTCAACAGCACACACAGTAAACCACAACTTATCAAAAGATGCGAATGAATTTAATATTTATCGCAGAATTACAGTTACTAATGCAAGAACGGATACTGTTATGCTTCAGGCCGAAGGTTATATGGCGCTTGGCAACAATAGTTCAAATGAGCTGGTAGTTACCATTAAAACAGGTGATGATCAGTATTATAAGGATTACATTTACCTGAATGACTGGACCTGTTATGTAATGGAGCAGACAGAGCCGAAAGGAACAGACAAGTATCATTATGAATTGGTATTTTATCCTGAAAGGTTAATTCCGGATATTGAAATTAAATAAATCTATAAATTGCGACGTCGCAAATGAAAGAAGGTGATCGTATGGGGTTTATATCGTGGATCAGGCAGATGTTCTTCAAAAAGAAAGAATGCTGCCACCACTACCGCAAGCATTGGAGCCGGGCTTCCGGTCCGTATGGCGGTTATGTAAGACGTTGTACCAAATGTAATAAGATTGAGCAGTAAGCACGCAGGAAAGCCCTGGGTGTTATTTTTATGCCCAAACGCGAGCATGGCATTAAACTCTGCGCGGCCGGTGACACCGATGAGAATGGATCAGTAACAGGAGTGACACTCCCAAAATGGAAAGGAGACTATTAACATGGCAGAAACAAATCAGAACCAGGCACAGCAGAATCAGCAGGGCACAGGAGACGGTAGTGGGCAGACTACACAGCAGAACCAGAATCCCCAGCAGACAACAACACCAGCTATTGACTATGGAAAGATCCAGCAGATGCTTGACGGCACTTTGGCAGCTAAGGAAGATACCGCCTTGAAAGCCTATTTTAAGCAGCAGGGACTTTCTCAGCAGGAAGTAGAGCAGGCGATCGCAACTTTTAAGCAGCAGAAAGCCGCTAATACTCCAGATGTGGGAGCTATGCAGACCCAGCTGACACAGGCACAGGAGGCAGCCAAACAGGCACAGATCCAGAATGTTGCTATACTTGCTGCAGTAAGCCTGGGTATTGATGCCAAAACAATTCCATACATCCTCAAAATGGCAGATCTCAGTCAGGCAGTAGGACAGGATGGAAAGGTCAATGAAGAGAACTTAAAAGCAGCCCTGAATAAAGTCCTGGAAGACGTTCCGGGATTGAAGCCACAGGCTGCGGGCACTACTGGTTTTGTACAGGTAGGAGCTGCAAGCGGAAATGCTGGTGCGGGCCAGGCACAGCAGGCAACACAGACCCAGCAGACAGGGGTCCCGGCTAAACGCTGGAACCGTTGGAACAACTAACAAATGATTTAAGAAAGGACAAGGTGATCATATGCCAAATTTAAATTATGCACAGGTATGGGAGCCTGAATTATTAGAGATCCTCATGCAGGGGACTTTAACTTCTCCCTTTGTAACAAGTAGCGTAAAGTGGTTAGATGCCAAGACATTCCACTTTACCCAGATGTCCACTTCCGGATATAAAAATCACAACAGAAATGGCGGCTGGAATAAGGGCGATTATACCCAGAAGGATGTACCGTTTACCCTTACCCATGACCGTGACATTTCTTTCCTGGTGGATAAGGCAGATGTGGATGAGACCAATGCGACTGCATCCATCCAGAATATTTCCCGCACCTTTGAGCAGACCCAGGTCGTTCCGGAAACAGATGCGCTGTTCTTTGCAAAGGTAGCACAGGCAGCACAGAAGGCAGAGGGATACCATAGTGCTACAGCAGCTGCTACCTATACCAAGGCAAAAGTATTCGGAATGCTGAAGGATATCCTGGCAAAGGGCAAGCTGAGAAGATACAAAGCAAATGGTACTTTGATGATGTATGTATCCAGTGCCATTATGGATGCATTGGAGCAGTCTACCGAATTTACACGTAAGATCGAGATGACCCAGGTCGCAGAGGGCGGCATGGGAATTGAGACCCGTGTAACCGACATTGACGGCGTGCCGATCATGGAAGTAGTGGATGATGAGCGTTTCTATGACGCCTTTGACTGGGAGCCGGAGAACGGCGGTTTTGCACCACTGAAAAAGGTGACAGAGGATACCGAAAACCATGTAGCTGCTGTAACAGGAGCGCACAGGATTAATGTTTTGGTAGCGTGCGGTCAGACCTGCAAGATCGTTCCGAAGATCTCCAGCATCTACTACTTTGAACCAGGAGCACATACAGAGGGTGACGGATACCTGTATCAGAACCGTTCCCTGTCTGATGTGTTTGTATTCCCGAATGGACGTGATGGTAAGGTAGACAGCATCTACGTAGATGTGGATACTACAGAATATACCGGAGCCTGATCGGAGGTGGTCTTATGGCTTATGAGCCGTATGTAACCCCGGAATATTACCAGACTGAATATGAAGGCAGTGCTGTGCCAGCGGATGAGCTTAAAAAGGCTCTCCGCCAGGCCAGCCACCACATTGATTCCCTGACTTACAACCGTATCGTAGGTCAGGGGTTTTCTAACCTGACAGCATTCCAGCAGGACCTGATCCGGGAAGTGGTCTGCCAGCAGGCTGACTTTGAGACAGAAAATGCAGATGAGATCAATACGGTTTTGCAGAACTACAGCATCAATGGTGTGTCCATGCAGTTTGGTAATTCCTGGAACGTGTTTACAGATAAAGGTGTTGCCATGAAGCGCGATGTATACGCTATGCTGTGCCAGACGGGCCTTTGCTGCCGTTTAGCGAGGTGAGACTATGAAATATCCATGTTTAGTACCTAAAAGGCTCTGTAAGACACCTGTGCATGTCCACCTGGAATCGGAAGAACTGGATAATAAGGGAAGGCCGAAGTACAGCCTGGATGCAGATCTGATGTGCAACTTCCAGGATAAAGCCAAGACCATTCTGACAGCGGAAAAGAAGCTGGTGCAGATCACTGGTACAGCGCTTTTTACGGGAGACATTGCACCAGATATGCCGTCTTTAAGTGGCGGAACAGTAACGGTATTTGGTGAAGAACGCCGGATCGAGCAGGGATGCAAGAACCGGAATCCGGACGGTACGGTAAATTACTGCAGTCTGGAGGTGATCTGATGCAGGTAAAGTCAACTATAAAGCTGAACATGCCCCGTATCAGCCAGCTGACCCGTGCAGCAGTAGTTGCTTTGAAGCAGACGGCGGAAGCGCTGCATACGGAAGTGGTACAGGCACAGGTCATGCCGTTTGATACTGGCAACCTGCAGAATGAAAGCACCTTCGTGGACACCAGTGAAGCTTCTAACGGAAAAGTAAGCCTGGTATCCAGCACGCCATATGCAAGGCGGCTGTATTATCATCCGGAATATCAGTTCCAGAAGTATGAAAATCCTTTTGCAGGCGGTAAATGGATTGAGCCATGGCTTCCGGGAGGTGTCAGCTCCGGTTTTTGCAAGGAAGCTTTTAAGAAGTTTTATAAAAAGGCGGGTGGCGTATGATGCTGCGGTTAACGGACATACAGGATTGGATCATTTCTCTTGGAATTGCAGAAGAGAGCCATGTTTATATCGGCAAGCTGGATAATAAACAGCAGAAATCCATAGGTATTTATAACCGAAGTGGATCCGGACCACCCAATATTGCTTTAGGTGGCCTGGAATACACTACCTATGATACAAAGCAGCTCTCTCTTCTGGTCCATTGGAACAGGGACAAACCGGAAAGTGAAGAAGCTGCTTATCAACTATTTGAGAAACTTAGAAGCATATCCAGTCTGGACATAGGAGATACCCACATTGATTATCTGCGTTTAATGGTTCCTGAACCTCAGGACGTAGGAACGGATGATAATGGGGTGTATGAATATGTGATCTGGCTGGATCTTATCTATCAGAGAAAGTGAGGAATGTGTAATGAGTGAAGTAGGAGGAAAAGTATATCCTGTACACAATAACGTGTTTAAATTTGGTACAAAGGGTATGGACAGCGTGGACGGCGATATGGTAATGCCTGCGGATCTGGAGAACTTTGCGCCAACCATTGACGGTACCACAGAAGAATGGTATGCCATGGACGCAGAAGGCTGGGCCAAATCTGCTATGACTGGCAAAAAACTCAGCTTTGCTTTTAAGGGAAAGCGTTCCGTAGGTGATGCCGGAAATGATTATATCGCAGGCCTTGCATGGAAATTTGGCCAGGATGTAATGACCAAGTTTGAGTGGACCATGACATCCGGGGCTAAGCTGGCTTGTGATGTAGTAGTAAATGTGACTACCCCAGGAGGCGGTGATACAACGAATATCGATGCCCTGGAGTTTGAGGTTACCTGTTATGGAAAACCAACCTATACACCGGTAGTGGCAGCGTAAAAGGAGACAATGAGCAATGGCAAAAGTAGTAGATATTACAGATAAGCTTACATTTGATGGGAATCCATGCCTGATGATCAATGGAGAAAAACTGGAGGTAAATGCAGATGCTCCTACCATGATGAAAGTAATTAATGTTACAAGAAATGGTGGAACTTCAGAAGAAAATATGAATGAATTATACGAACTGGTATTTCCAGAAAAATCCAGAAAGGTAATTGATTCGTTGAAACTGCTGGTTCCAGATTGGATGACTGTCATTCAGGAGGCCATAAAGCTGATCACAGGAGATATCACAGGCCAGGGAGAGCGCTGACCCGTACTACGACCTGTTTGAAGACTGGGACCTGATCATTTCCAGTTTCATGACGCAGTACGGGTTGCGTATAAGGACGAAAGAGTTTGAAACGGTCAGCTGGGATGAGTTCCGTTCCCTGCTGGCCGGACTTGGACCGGAAACTCCCCTGGGACGGGTGGTAGCGATACGTTCTGAAACAGATGATAATGTGATCAAACATTTTACCACTGATCAGCGAAGGATCTATGACAGCTGGCGTAAACATCAGATGGAGCAGATGACTCCGGAGGCTTATGACAGGGAAATGGAAGGTCTGGAAAGGATGTTCGCTGCATTATGCGGAGGTGGTTGAAATTGAAAAAGTAAAGCATGAAAAAGTCCGGTGCCCGTATTGCGGGTATCCGGTCAATGCAATGAAGTCAGAAGATGCCAAATGCAAGGGCATCTTTTTTAAATGTAAAAATAAGGAATGCAGGAAAATATTTGAGTTAAAGATCTAAGACGCTGTGCCGATGTGCCTGTCTTAACGAAAAGGGCAGGTGACATATATGGCAGCAGACAGTGTAGGCCAGATCGGGCTTGATCTGGTAGTAAATAAAAATGAGTTTGACAGTCAGATGCTGGGGATACAGAATCTGGCAAAAAAAGCTGGCAAAGCACTTGCAGCTGCTTTTGCAGTCAAAAAAGTATTTGACTTTGGAAAGTCCTGTATAGAATTAGGCTCTGATCTGGCGGAAGTCCAGAACGTAGTTGATGTTACATTTTCCCAGATGAGCAAACAGGTAGATATGTTTGCCCAGAATGCAGCCACTCAGTTTGGCTTGTCTGAGACCATGGCAAAGCGGTTTACCGGTACTTTCGGAGCTATGGCAAAGGCATTTGGCTTCAGTGAGAAGGCTGCATATGACATGTCCACAACTCTTACTGGTCTTGCCGGAGATGTGGCATCTTTCTACAACATCAGTCAGGATGAGGCATATACGAAGTTAAAGTCTGTATTCACTGGTGAAACAGAAAGCCTGAAAGATCTGGGCATTGTTATGACCCAGACGGCTCTTGACAGCTATGCCATGGCAAATGGCTTCGGAAAGACTACTGCAAAGATGTCCGAAATGGAAAAGGTTGCCCTGCGGTATAAGTTTGTACAGGATCAGCTGACAACGGCAGCAGGTGACTTCTCCAGGACATCCACTGGCTGGGCGAACCAGGTCCGTATCTTACAGCTGCAGTTTGACAGCTTAAAGGCAACCATAGGCCAGGGGCTTATAGCTGCATTATCCCCGGTCATCCAGGTGATCAACGCAGTCATTGGTAAAATACTCAGCCTGGCGAATGCATTTAAAGCCTTTTTTGCCTTGATGTCTGGTGGTAAAGATTCAGGAGCATCCGCAACTGCAGCTGGCATGGAAGCTGTAGCTGCTGCAGCGGATAAAGCTGGAACGGCTGCTTCCGGCGCTGGGAATGCTGCAAAGAAAGCTGCTAAGGATATCAAAACGGCTACCACTGGTATTGATGAGCTTAATATCTTAAACCCGGATAGTGGTTCAGATAGCGGAAGCGGATCTGGCGGTAGTGGAGCAGGCGGCTACAATGCAGAAGACTTTGATATGGGAACACTTCCGGAACAGGAAGATATAGTCAGTGGTAAGCTGCAGAAGATAGCTGATCTGCTGAACCAGTTAAAAGACTCTTTTACAAGTGGTTTTTGGGATGCTTTTGGTGATACATCTGTATTTGATTCGATCCAAAGCAGCATCCAGTCCATAAAAGACAGCCTTGGGAATATTTTCACTGATTCTGATGTGCAGACAGCGGCTTTAGGTTTTGCCAATACATTAGCCCGGTCCTTAGGGCAAGTTACAGGTTCCATTGCAGGCATCGGTGCGAGTATTGCAGATAATCTTCTGGGAGGTATCAGCAGGTACCTTGAACAGCGTAAGGAACGCATCAAGGATTATATAGTCCGGATATTTGATATTGGATCCAGGATAGCTGAAATAACCGGCAACTTTAGCTCGGCATTGGCAAACGTATTTTCTTCGTTGCGAAGTGACGGTGCTGTTCAGTTTACATCGGATATTATTGGTATTTTTTCCGAAGCTTTTATGGGAATAACGGAACTGGCTGGAAACATTGCAGCTGATATCCTGGATGTACTTACAGCACCATTCATTGAAAATGCTGATTATATACGTGATACAGTAGAAGATACCTTTTCTGCAATAGAGCCAATCTATGGAGCTATCAGATCCCTGGTTGAAACAACTTTTACCAAAATAGGAGAGGTCTATGATGAGCATGTTACACCAATGTTGATAGCTTTCAAGCAGGGTTTTACTGAAATCGGAACACTTCTACTGAATGTTTATAATACGTATTTTCTTCCGGTATTACAGAACCTGTCCACGCAATTTTCAACTTTTACAGAGCAGTATTTAGCACCGTTGATCGCAACATTTCTTGAGTTTGGTGGAAAAGTAGCAGATGCGATCACTGTACTCTGGAATAATGTACTGCTTCCGTTTATAGAGTGGTTCATACAAACAGCGGCTCCTGTAATTGCAAATTTTGTACAGACAGCCATTAATTCCTTTTTTAGCTTTGCAAGTCATATTGCTGAAATCTTGCAGGATGTATTAACAGCATTAGGTGGACTTATTGATTTTATAGTAGGTGTATTTACTGGAGATTGGGAAAGAGCCTGGGATGGAATAAAAACGTATTACAGTGGCATTTGGAACGCCATGAAGGATATCGTAAAAACTTTAATGGATCTGATCCATGCTACTATTACGGGAACTTTACAGAATATCAAGACTTCTTGGGAACTTCGCTGGAATGCGATCAAGGCATTTGCATCTAACCTATGGAATACGATCAAAGCTCTTGCGACATCTATTTTCGAAGCGATCAGAGACAAGCTTTCCGAGATCTGGGACAGTGTAAAAAGGACCATTGAAGAAAAATGGAACGCTATCAAGGATTGGTTTGAAGATATCTGGAAAAAGATCAAAGAAGTGTTTAAACCGGATGCAATGGTTGAAGTCGGCAAAAGTATCATGAATAAACTCTGGGACGGCTTAAAATCCGTCTGGGGGTCCATTGCCGGATGGCTACAGGGCTGTGCAGATTTTGTTGGTGGTGTCTGGGATGGCATTGTGGAAAGTGCGAAGAGTATTTTCAAGAGTGCTAAAGAAGATGCAGAAGATGATGAGGCAGATGACAGTGATGACTGGGATTATGGCACCAATTCGCCGGTATCCGGTCATGCTTCCGGTGGTTTCCCTAAATCTGGTCAGATGTTCGTAGCCCGTGAGGACGGTATCCCTGAAATGGTTGGAAGCTGGGGCGGCCGTGCTGCTGTTGCCAATAACCAGCAGATTACCCAGGGCATTACCCAGGCAGTCCAGAACGGCATACGTTCCTGTATGGCTCCGCTTGTATCCATGATGTCAAGCGTAGCAGGTAACGCAGCGCCACCGCTGGCAGTAACAGGCCGTGCAGCTGTTTATGAAAATGATGATGACAGGCTTATGAACCTGGTAAGCCGCGCTATGGCGTTATCACAGAATGATACCGGTATGGATGATTCACGTATCGCGCGCATCCAGGAACTCTTGGAGCGCATTGTGGATCTGATCGAGGCCATGGACCTGACAGTGAGCATTGATATCCGGGATGTAAAGAAGAAACTGACGGAACTGGAGAAGAGAAGCGGTTACACGTTAAGGACAACGTAAGGAGGCGGTAACAAATGGCAGTAATAACGATCAATGGCCGGGAGTTCCCGGCTCCTGATATCGGTGGGCGTTTGATCGTATCTACGAATGTAAACTCGGGGCGTAATGCCCTGGGTGAATTTGTAGGACAGAAGGTAGGAAGAGACTTAAACAAGTTTGACAGTCTGCAGTGGAAGATGCTTGATGCAGCAACCTGGTCAGCTATGCTGAAAGAATTTGATAAGTTCGTAGTGATCGCCCGGATCCCGGATATGGCGAACAATAATTGGACCACGATCCGGATGTATCCCGGAGATAGGTCCGCCACGCCTGTAGAATTTGATAAAGACGGACTTCCTACCGTTTATAAAGAATGTAAGTGCAATATCGTAGACTGTGGGGTGATCGAATGATCTCTATGCCAGCGGCCTATAAACAGGCCATGGATGCAAAATACAGGAATCAGTCCTATATGCTTGTAACGATCGGCATCATCAACCAGGTAGCGCAGAAAGATGTGAAAGTGACTGCAGAACATGGTGTTGCATATAGTTACCTTTCCAATTTTACCAGGCCATTTGATAATTATGATGTGGAACTGGAATATGCCACCTGGGAACAGAATTGGTTTAAAGCTGATGGAAGCATGGCATTCCCGCCAAGATCGGATGAGACGGATTATCTTTATAATAACGGGATAATCTCAAAAGAAATAAAGGGGGGGATCTGCATTTCCTTTGGCAGAGCCTATGACATCAGAGGTCTGACCATAAACTGGGGCAGGAATTATCCTGTGGATTTTACTGTTACAAATGGGGAAAAGACAGTTTCCTTCCAGGAAAATGATAAGGCCTATTGGACAACAGAAGAGATTTTCGATAACACAGAATACCTGTTGATCATACCTGAAAAAATGGTCAATGGTGAGAATCGTCTGCGTATCCAGAAGATACTTATGGGTGTGGGCGTCAGCTTTGAGAATAAAAAAATCCAGAAGAGTACCAAGACGGAATTTTCTTCTCCGATTACAGAAGAGCTGACCACGCTGGACTTCACCCTTCAGATTGAGAATTACGGAAGGATATGGGACGTAGAGAACCATGAGAGCGCGATCAACTATCTGGAGGTTGGACAGGAAGTAACGGTCCGTTACGGATATGAGGTAACACCGGGGAATATCACATGGATGGACGGCTGCGTCTGCAATCTTTCAGACTGGGAAGCAGATGACGTGAGTATGAGCTTTAGTGCAAAGGATAAGCTCAGTGACTTGTCAGAGAAGTTTTATGGTGGCCTGTTCCGAAGTCAGGGAATCAGCCTGTATGACCTGGCAGTTGAAGTGCTTGATGATGCGGGCCTGGATGAACGTCAGTATGACCTAGATGAATACTTGAAAAATATAGCGGTTTATAATCCGTTGCCATGTGTTACCCACAAAGAGTGCCTGCAGATCATTGCCAATGCAGGACGATGTAAGCTTTACACGGATCGTACAGGAAAGATATGTATCAAGGCGGCATTTGCAACGGTGATCAGCCCGGAGCGTATGAAGGTTCAGTCTGATGATGCAGCTCCTTATAGTAATCTTGCATCAGTAATAAATAACAATGTTAAATATGAATATGCGGATATGGCCCAGGATCACTTCCGGGCAGACGGAAGTATGTTTTTCCTTCCAGTGAATGGCAATTACCTGACAGCCGGATTTGTATCTGAACAGGTATCAGATGAAAATGGCGAGTTTTTAAATGGAAATCCGAGGTTTTCAATCGTACTGGAAGCTGCCATGAGTTACTATAGCCTCAAACTGAATTTCTTTGATAAACCGGCAAAAGAGATTGTGATCCGGACGTACTATGAGGGAGTTTTGGAAGATACCTATAGTATGTCTAACGGTATTGAAAAGGAAAATTTGATTGAACATGAGTTTTCACAGTTTGACACCATCGAGTTTGAATTTGTGAAAGCTCAGGCTAATAGCCGTATTTACGTAGATTCTGTCGTATTTGGGGATGTTACGGATTACACCATGGATTACCGGGTCATGACAAAATATCCGAAAGGGATCCAGAAGGAAAAAGTAGCCAGGATAGATGTGATACGACAGATCTATGGCGCAACTGATGAGATTAAAAGCATCTTCCACGAATCGGTGGATGTAACAGGTTATGAAACGTACACATTCTATTTTTCAGAAGCTTCGTATGATGTAACAGTGAACGCTGATGGGCAGATATTAAATATAACGGCAAACAGCAGTTATTTTGTAACGGTCGATGTATCTGGTCTTACCGGTGTGCATGACTTTTCTGTAGACGGCAGGGCGTATGCAGTGACCAGTAAGATATACTCCAAAGTGCTTAACACTACCGGAACGGTAGAAGAATGGACCAATCCTTTGATTAGTGAGGAGGCTTTGGCAGTTCTTCAGGCTGAGTGGTTGGGAAATTATTATAAAAATAATATCGAGTATGAGCTCAGCTATCGCGGGGAACCACGTCTGGATGCCGGTGATTTAACCTTTTTGGAAAATCAGTATGTACCGGGATTGCAGATCCAGATATATGAACATAAGCTGACATTCAACGGAGCACTGTCCGGAACGGTAAAAGCAAGAAAGGCAACGTCACAGGAGGTCTAAATGGCAAGACAGGAAAATGCAAGTTACGAAGGGCAGGGGCAGAGGAGTTCAAAACAGATCACCGCATTAGATGTTTATCCGGTAGGTGCTATTTTCCTGACTATGGATGCAAGAAATCCGGCGGAATATTTTGGAGGGACATGGGAGCTTCTGGCCCCGGGGCGGACGCTGGTATGCGTAGATACAGGACAGGAAGCTTTTAATACACCCGCAAAGACCGGAGGCGCCTATGGGGCTAATTATACACATGCACACGCTACACAAGACCATGTGTTGACAGAAAATGAAATGCCTGCACATTATCATGGGTTTGATTATAATTCGTTAGCAGTAGCAGGTGTACCATTGCCGACTACATTTGACACTCCTTCGTCTGGCCAGGGTTTTCAAAATGGCGCCAATACCTGGTGGAATGGATGGTATAAAGGAGTATTTAATGCTACTCAGTATCGTGGAGGAAACTGGGGACATAATCACGGAAATGTTACTGATACTACGCAGTATATTTCGGCATTACAGCCCTTTATGACTTGCTACATGTGGAAGAGAACCGCTGAAAGGGGGATATGAGAAATGGAGTGGATAACCCCAAAAACAGACTGGAAGGCAGCAGATTATGTAAATATAGGTGATTACAATCGGTGGATCAGTAATATAGCATGTCTTAGGGATATGGCTGTAAAAGTTTATAAGGATTTTCAGATTGAGGATATGGGTGAGCCTAAGGGATATGGAGATTATCCATATGCGGATGAAATTAATACGATAGAAAAGAATTTAACGACTATCTGTAGATATACTTATCCATTTGAGATCGGTGTTCAACGTACCTATTTTCCAAACCAGGTTACCTTGGATTGGGAAGAGATGAACCGGATAGAATCTGCAAGCCTAAAGATATACAATAATTTGCTTGGGCAGATAAATGGAAAGAAAAGACTGGCTTTTAGGCTGGGAGGTGCTTATTTTTGAAAACAGATTGGAAAGATGATGTATTTGCTGGAACAGCCCGTAAATGGAATATAGCTGATAATCCGGACGGGACAAAGACCATAACGGATGCCACAGAATATACACAGGAAGGCGATCCCTTTGGCGCAAAGGAATTAAATGAGATCGGTGAGGAAGTAAATAAGATCCAGGCAGTGAAAAGTGTAACGCTTACAACGGCCGGATGGTCGAGTACCGCTCCGTATAAGCAGACGGTGAATATAGAAGGAATTACAGCAGATGATCTCCCTGTGATTATGTTGGATGTGTCGGGAGCATCAAACTGGGCAGAAGAGAAAATGTTAAGGAAGAACTTTGGCTACATATCATACTATGACACAGAAGCCGGTAAGATCACTTTTACAGCAGCTTATATGAAGCCGCAGGTGGCACTTACGGTTGGCTTAAAAGGAGTGAGCTGAGCATGGCAAGAGGATTTATTATTGGAGGAGGGACTGGCGGGGTGGACTGCGATTCTGCTTCAGCTAACCGCGCTGATATTCGGAGCGGAAAGACGGCTGGAATTGCGGGATATGATGATATCGTTGTAGGAACAATGCCGGAGACGTATGGAGCAACGTTGACTCCCGGAGCAAATGAACAGAGGTTTGTTGGAAATAAATATCTGCTGAGTGATATCGTTGTACCAGGATTTGCTATGCCAGCATCCAATATCATTCAATGGGGAACTTATGTAACGATATATAATCGTACAGTTATTGGAACTTATGAAGGATTTCATGTGGGGAATAAATGGATATATAATCACGGCAATGTTCCGGCTGATAATCAGAACTTTACTGTTTTGACAGGTATAAACTCAGGAATTTCACTTGGAACAGGTGGTGGAAATTCCATAAAAATAAGTTTTAGGCGTACTTATACTGGTTACAATCAGATTGTTATAAAAGGAACTTTATTTGGTTCGTACGGAGTCAGCGCACAGGCGCAACTAAGTGTTGGAAACAAAACCATAACTTTTACTCCAAATGGTTATACAAATACTGCGATTGTTATCCCTATTCCGGATGTAGGATATCACGGCTACTGGTCAACAACAATCTATGTACCGGTACCTACGGCACAAGCTTACATAGACGAAATATATCTGGAATAGCTTTAGGAGGAAAAATGAGAGCATTAGTAATCTATGATCTGACAGGACGTGTATGGTCGATAACATATGGAGAAAGTAATATACCACAGGGGATTTTTTCGATATTTGTAGAGATCCCGGCTGGTATGCAGCTTTCTAAAATTGATGTTTCAGATCTGAATAATCCCAAGCCGGTTTTTACAGACCTGCCGGAATCAGATATAGGAAAGTTGCGTAGAAAAATAGAAAGTTTAGAAACTCAACTTACTGAAACCCAGCTGGCTCTTACAGAACAGTACGAAGCTAATCTGGCCTTGGAAGATGAAGTCACGAATACTCAGCTTGCACTTACAGAGCTGTATGAATCAAGGGAGGAATAAGACATGGCAAGCTACATGGCAACAGTATATGCGGACCTGATCCGCAAGGGAAAGAAAAAAATTGATGATGTTCCAGAGAAGATCAGAGCGGAAGTTGAGGCATTATTAAATGCTTAGGCTGCTGCTCTTTTTATTACTTAGGAAGGAGGTGAATGAAATGGCTGTTATTTATGCAACTCTTATTGTTAAGGGAAAGAAAACCTACGCACAGGTACCAGAGAAGATCAAGCCTCAGGTAAAGCAGGTATTGATCGACCTGGAGTGCGAAGATCTGATCACGGAGGAGTAAGTCATGGAATCAATCATGCAGTACATATCTGTGCATTGGGTTTCATGGGTGTTTGGGATCATCTCTGTATTGCTTTCCAGAGCATATCATAAATTATCCAAACAGTTAAAGGCAGAACGTGCCAGAACAAATGCTATTAACGCAGGAGTTCTGGCACTTCTCCATGACCGTCTTTACCAGGCATGTTCGTTTTATTTAAAAAGGAAATATTGTACCTTGGAAGACAGAGATAATCTGGAGTATATGTTCAGGCCATATAAAGCGTTGGGTGGAAATGGAACCGGAGAAGATCTTTATAACAGATGTCTGGCTTTACCATATGAGCCGGCAGAACAGGAGGTATAGATATGGATTTTGGAATTGGAAGCGTAACAGCGATCACAGCAATCTGTTACCTGGACGGCATGGCATGTAAGGCAACCACTAAGGTCAAGGATGAGGTTATCCCGGTAGTATGCGGAGTGACCGGAGGCATCCTGGGAGTAGCAGGTATGTACCTTATGCCGGAGTTTCCAGCAACGGATGTGATCAACGCTGCAGCTATTGGTATTGTATCCGGGCTGGCAGCAACCGGAGCGCACCAGGTCATCAAACAGGCAAGCAAGAAGTAGAAGGAGGTGATCCGACTATCTCCCGTAGTCAGTCCGGGTCATGGCTGTCATTTGCGACGTCGCAACAGGGCGGTTTCGTGCCGCCCTTACATGTAATAAAGAAAAAAGGACAAATCATGATGAAAGTAATGTTATCTCAGCCAATGGCTGGAAAAAGTGAAGAAGAAATCAAAGCAACCAGAGAAAAGGCAATCAAAGCACTGGAGTCAAAGGGATATGAGGTCGTAAACACTTTATTTACTGATGAGTGGTACAACAATGAGCACATGAAGGAGCGTGGTGTGGTACAGATTCCGCTTTGCTTCCTGGCAAAAAGCCTTGAAAAAATGTCCATGTGTCACGCAGTTTACTTTTGCAAGGGTTGGGAACAGACGAGAGGATGCAGGTTAGAGCATGATGCAGCAGTAGCATATGGTCTGACTGTCATTTACGAAGAGTAGGAGGGAGTATTTCATGAATTTTACAGAAGCATTTAAAGCCATGAAACAGGGTGAAAAGGTAAAACTTCCAGGCTGGGGAGGATACTGGTACTGGGATCCGGAGAAGGAAACCATCATGATTCAGTGCAGACCACAGGATTATGATAAGGGCGAGCTCTTGGATATCAGGGAAACGCAGCGTGTTGAATACACCATGCTGAATATGCAATCGGACGAGTGGGTGATTGCTGATGAAAGTAACTGTCCGGTACTTGGCGGCATTGCGGCATTTTCATTTGCAGATGCTATCCGGTATCTTAAACGAGGATTGAAGGTGGCACGACAGGGATGGAATGGGAAAAAACAATATATCCAGTTAGCAACAGCAATCTCCTACAAAGCGGCTGACGGTGAGATTGTAAATTGCAATCATGATGCTATCGGAAACAAAGCAATCGCGTTTGTTGGCACTAGTGGCGTACAGATGGGATGGCTTGCATCACAGGCAGATATGCTGGCGGACGACTGGGTGTTTGCAGAGTAAAGGAGAAAAAATCATGGAAAACAAAGAATTTATTGCATTATGCAAAAAGCATGTGATGGATTATTTTAATGAGAATGCGGACAAGACCGATCGGAAGCGAATCAGTGAAGATGATGTCTTCGTTGTTTGGTCCTGCAAGACTCTTCAGAATAATAAGGCACTGCTTAGTACGACTGTTTCGGACGGCATGTACTACGAGCTTACATACAATGGAGACAAGCATGAGCTGTATTTCGATGCCTATAAAAAGTGGCAGAACATCTGTTTCGAAGTAAAGGAGTGATACCATGAGAGACATTACACTTTGCCACCCGCGCCTTCAGCGCATTGCATCCGCCTGGGTGAAAGCCTGTGCCACCGAAGGCATTACTATAGCCATCAGCGAGACCCTGCGCACCGCCGCAGAGCAGGATGCTCTTTATGCTCAGGGCCGCACCAAGCCTGGTAACATCGTAACCAACGCTAAGGGCAGCAGCTACCGTTCTCAGCACCAGTGGGGTATCGCCTTTGACTTTTATCTTAAGATGGATATCGACGGGGACGGGAAGATCTCTGATGATGCCTACAATGACAGCAAAGGTCATTTTAAGCGGGCCGCCGAGATCGCCAAAAAACTGGGCCTTGCCTGGGGAGGTGACTGGTCCAGCATTGTAGACAAACCACATCTGTATCTGCCTGACTGGGGAAGTACACCAACGCCACTCATCCAACAGTTCGGAACTCCCGAACAGTTCATGAAGACCTGGGTACCAGAGCAGGTTAAAACTGGCTGGCAGCAGGAAAATGGCGGTTGGCGTTTCTATAAAGATGATGGCTCCGGGGAATACGTCTCTGACAAATGGCAGCAGGACGGTGATAAGTGGTACTGGTTCGACGGTGCCGGAATGATGGTCCATGACACCTGGTACCAGTACAAAGGTTCCTGGTATTACCTTGGCTCCGATGGTGCCATGCTCAAAGGCCTTCAGACGATCAGTGGCAAGTGGTACTACCTGGATCAGACCGGTCGCATGGCAACAGAACCAGTAGTCCTAACTCCTGATCAGGACGGCGTTCTCCATTATCCGGGTCTTGCAAAATAATATAAATCCGTTTAAAAACTTAAGGTTTATTTTGTCCTATTGGTCACAATAAAGTCACAAATAAAAGCAAGAAACCTAGGAAATACAATGGTTAGCAGGAAGGGCTACCTTAAAATTTGTTAATAAACCATTTTTAATAAAAGGAAACACTTGCCATTTGACAAAAATATCACTATAATATAAACGGCAATATTTCTGTATTTTATAAGAAAGCGCTATTTTTATGTGCTTTCCGCTAAATACTGTAAACTTAAGAATGATGGAGGACTGGAAAATGAGTAATTCAGCACAAACTTCAGCAAGCAGCCGTATTGCAGCCCTGCTTGATGAGAACAGTTTTGTTGAAGTCGGAGCCTATATTGCGGCCAGAAATACTGACTTTAACATGACTGAGCAGGAAACACCGGCTGACGGTGTAGTTACCGGTTACGGTACCATCGGTGGATGCCTGGTATATGTATACAGCCAGGATGCTGCTGTACTGGGCGGTTCAATGGGTGAGATGCATGCAAAGAAGATCTGCAACATCTACTCTATGGCTATGAAGATGGGAGCACCTGTTATTGGTCTGGTAGACTGTGCAGGACTGCGTCTTCAGGAAGCAACTGACGCACTGGATGGATTTGGCAAGCTGTATTTAAGCCAGACAATGGCATCTGGAGTTATTCCTCAGATTATGGCAGTTTTTGGTACCTGCGGCGGCGGTATGGCTGTTTCTGCAGGCATGGCAGATTTCACCTTTATGGAAGATACTTCTGCAAAACTGTTTGTTAATTCCCCAAATGCTTTAGAGGGCAATTATAAGGCAAAATGTGATACCTCTTCCGCTAAATTCCAGGCAGAGGAAGCTGGTCTGGTTGATTTCACAGGTGATGAAGCATCTGTATTATCCCAGATCCGTACACTGGTATCTGTACTGCCTTCTAATAATGAAGAAGATCTGTCTGAAGTTGACTGCACAG